TTGTTTGAAAGCAATATCTAATTATAATTTAGAAGCAGCAACAAGAACTGGAAAACCAAATGCATTCGCATACTTTACTCAAATAACATGGTTTGCGTTTTTAAGAAGAATAACAAAAGAAAAGAAACAACAAGACATTAAATTAAAATACCTTACAAAATCTGGTATTGAAAGTTTTATTGATGTAGGTGATGAAGCAGCCGCTGAAAGTGTAGCCACACATTTTGTAGATACATTAAAAGATAGAATACAAAGAGTACGTAATGCTGATACAGAAATAAAAGAGATTGTTAAAAAAGAAAGAAAACGTAGAAGAACTAAAACCGCCGATTCAGATTTAAGTGAGTTCATGTAATGAAGATTGCAATATTAAATGATACACATTCTGGAATTAGAAATTCTTCTGAAGTTTTTTTAGACAACGCTGAAACATTCTATTCTAATATATTTTTTCCTGAATGTGAAAAAAGAAATATAAAACAAATATTACATTTAGGTGATTACTATGATCACAGAAAATTTATAAACTTTAAAGCATTGAATCATAACCGTAGAATATTTTTAGATGAGTTAAGAAAACGTGGAATGTCTATGGATATTATACCGGGCAACCATGATACATTTTATAAAAATACAAATGAACTTAATTCTTTAAAAGAATGTTTAGGTCACTATATGAATGAAGTCCATATTATTATGGAACCTACGGTAATGAAGTATGGTTCTTTAGATATGGGGTTAATACCTTGGATATGCCATGATAATTATGAACAATGCATGAACTTTATCAGAGATTGTAAAGCAGATTGGATTGGTGCACATTTAGAATTAAATGGATTTGAAATGATGAGAGGTTTAACTAATACACATGGTATGGACCCAGGATTATTTAAAAGATTTGAAATGGTTTTAACAGGTCATTATCATGTAGGTTCTAAAAAAGATAACATTTGGTATCTAGGTAGTCAAATGGAATTTTACTGGTCAGATGCACATGATCCAAAATATTTTCATATACTTGACACTGAAACAAGACAAATAGAAAGAATATTAAATCCAAACACTCTTTTTGAAAAAGTATTATATGATGATGAAAAGATTGACTATACTAATTATAAAAAAGATTTTACAAAAAAGTTTGTAAAAGTTGTAGTGATGAATAAAAAAGATCCATTCGTTTTTGATAGATTTATTGATACAATACAAAATCAAGACATTTATGAATTAAAGATTGCAGAAAACTTTAATGAATTTATTGGTGCTAATGTAGATGATAATGAAATAAATTTTGAAGATACAACTAAAATAGTTGATTCATATATTGATGGAGTTGATACAGATTTGGACAAAGATATAATTAAAGTTCAGATGCGTGAACTTATGACTGAGGCACAAGCACTAGAGATAGCATGATAAAATTTAAAAGTATTTGTTATAAAAATTTCTTATCTTCCGGCAATACTAAAACAACTATAGATTTAAATCAATACAAATCTACACTGGTTGTTGGCCATAATGGCGCAGGTAAATCCACTATGTTAGATGCAGTATCCTTTGCATTATTTGGTAAACCACATCGTAAGATAAGTAAAAGTCAATTAGTTAATTCAATAAATCAAAAACAATGTGAAGTTACTATTGATTTTGATATTGGCCAATCACATTTCAAAATAATTAGAGGAATTAAACCTAATATTTTTGAAATATGGAAAGACGGTGTAATGATCAATCAATCATCACACGCTATGGAATACCAGAAGATTCTCGAACAAAATATTCTGAAACTCAATCATAAGAGTTTCCATCAGGTCGTTGTATTAGGTTCTTCCTCCTTCATACCTTTTATGCAACTCAATGCTGGACACCGTAGGGATGTTATCGAAGATCTTCTGGACATCAATATTTTTTCTAAGATGAATGTTATATTGAAAGAAAAGAATAGTGTATTAAAAGATAGGTTATCAAAAACAAATCATAATATTGATATTATTAAAAATAAAATAGAACAGCAATCAAAATACATTAGAGATATTGCAGCATTAACTACAGAAAATAAAAAGAAGTATGAAAAGCAAATAAAAAATGCAGAAAATAAAATGCAACAATTGCAAGAACAAAACAATAAATTAAGTGAAGAATTAGAAAATAAAGGTAATTTAGATTTAACTGAACTTCAAGAAAAAAAGAATAATGTAATAGCTTTTAGAGCAGAACAAAAACAAGAATTAAAAACAATTGCAAAAAGAGGTTTATTTCTAGAAAATAATGATGAATGTCCTACATGTGAACAACCAATACACGATAAAGATAAGTTAGTTTTTGAAACTAAAAATCAAGCTTATCAAATTGAAACAACGTTAAGAATGGTTGAAGACAATTTTAAAGAAGTTGAAAACGAAATAAAAGCATTACAAGAAGTTATATCTTCAGTAAACGAAAAGACTAACATCATCAACTCAAATAACAGAGAAATATCATCTCTCAATCAAAGTAATAAAGATTTAAAGTCATATCTTGAAGAAGAAGTATCGGCAGACTTAACAGAGGCTCGCACTGAACTAGAAAAGTTAACAACAAACAAAGAGAACTTACTTGAAGAAAAGCTAAAAGTAAATGAACAATTTAATTATAATGGTGTCATTGCAGAAATGTTAAGAGACACTGGAATTAAAACTAAGATAATAAAACAATATTTACCTGCTATTAATAAACTTGTTAATCAGTATCTTCAAGTTCTAGATTTTTTCGTTCATTTCAACTTAGATGAAAATTTTAATGAAACTATAAGATCCCGACACAGAGATGATTTTACATATGATTCATTTAGTGAAGGTGAAAAACAAAGAATAGATTTATCTTTATTATTTACATGGCGTCAAATAGCTAAAATGAAAAATTCAGTAGCTACTAACTTATTAATATTAGATGAAACTTTTGACTCATCACTAGATCATGATGGTATAGAAAACTTATTAAAAATATTACATACGTTAGATGATGATACAAATACATTCATCATATCTCATAAAGGTGATATTCTTGACGGAAAATTTCAATCAAAGATTGAATTTATAAAAGATAAAAATTTTTCTAAGATAAAAGTATAATGATTTACTTTTATAAAAAACTGTGGTATAATATAACTATAATTAAAAAGGAAGGTTTATTATGGAATTAAGTGAAAACACTCTAAATATACTCAGAAACTTTTCAGGTATTAATCAAAATATGTTGATTAAACAAGGGTCTGCAATTAAAACAATTAGTGAAGCAAGAAACGTTGTAGCTAAAGCAGATGTTGCCGAAGAGTTTTCAAAAGATTTTGGCATATACGATCTAAATGAATTTATCGGTGTTATGTCATTGGTAGATAATCCAAGTTTGAAATTTGAAAATGATTATGTAATTGTTTCAGATTCAACTGGTAGATCAAATGTTAAATATTTTTATGCTGCAGAAGAAACATTAACTGCGCCATCTAAAGATGTTAATATGCCTGAACCTGATGTAAAGTTTACATTAGATAATGATACGCTAAATAGATTAAAAAAGGCGGCATCAACTTTAGGTCATAACGAATTATCAATTAAAGCTAAAGACGGCGTTTTAAGTCTTTCAATATTGGAAAATCAAAATTCAACTTCTAATACTTTTTCTATTGATATAGATGGAGAGTTTAAAGAAGATGCTGTATTTAACTTTGTTATAAATATTTCGAACATCAAGATTCTCCCTGGAGATTATGATGTTGAGATATCTTCTAAACTAATAACGCAATTCAAACATAAAGGTTTAAATGTTGTGTATTGGATTGCACTTGAAAAGTCATCAACTTATGGAGCTTAATATGACAGAAAATAACGACAAACTTCAAGATTTATCTAATAAGGCAGCTAGAAGCACGATAGCAGTTGTAGATGCTATGTGCCAAAGAGGCGCTTTTAAAGGTGAAGAATTAACAACCATCGGTCTCCTTAGAGATCAATGTGTACAGATTGTTCAATTGTGCGAACAGATTCAACAGGATAAAGCTATGGAATCTGGTCCAGCAGAAATAAAAGAAGAAAAGAAGTAATGTCAAACGATTTCCTTTGGGTTGAGAAATATAGACCGGCTAATATAAAAGATGCTATTTTACCTGAGTCTTTGAAACAAACCTTCCAAAAGGTGGTTGACAGTGGTGAACTCCCTAATATGCTATTCACTGGCACCGCCGGCTTAGGTAAGACTACCGTAGCTCGAGCTCTATGTAATGAGCTCGGCTGCGATTATATTTTAATTAACGGTTCTGAAGAAGGAAATATTGACACGCTAAGAACTAAAATAAAACAATTTGCTTCTTCGGTTTCATTGCAAGGTGGCTATAAAGTAGTTATTTTAGATGAAGCTGATTATTTAAATCCACAATCAACACAACCAGCATTACGTGGATTTATAGAAGAGTTCTCAAATAATTGTAGGTTTATACTAACTTGTAATTTTAAAAATCGTATTATTGAACCATTACACTCTCGTTGTGGAGTATATGAATTTAATACTTCAAAAAAAGATATGGCAGAACTATGTCAGTGTTTTATGGTAAGATGTCAAACAATCTTAATCAAAGAAAATATTGAATATGATGATAAGGCAATTGCTGAACTTATAATGAAGTTTGCACCCGATTGGCGTAGAGTATTAAATGAATTACAAAGGTATTCCATTAATGGTAAGATAGATTCTGGTGTACTAAATATTATTAGTAATAAAAATTATGATGATCTTTTCTCTCATTTAAAAAATAAAGATTTTAAAAAGATGAGAAATTGGGTTGTAAACAATATAGATACAGATGCAAGTGCAATTTTTAGAGCTGTTTATGATGGAATGAATGAAAAGGTTGCACCTCAATCAATTCCGCAGTTAGTACTTATTCTTGCAGATTATCAATATAAAAATGCTTTTGTAGCAGATCACGAACTTAATGTAGTAGCATGTTTAACGGAGGTAATGTCAGATGTTCAATTCAATTAAATTAACTTTATACACTCAAGAAGATTGTTATTATTGTTATGAAATGAAAAAAAAGTTGTTAGAGTGGGGATATGACTTTAGAGAAATAAATGTAAGTTATGATTTATTTGCTAAAGATTTTTTAAAAGAAAATGGACATCGTACAGTTCCACAATTGTATTGGAATAAAACTCATTTAAATAAATTTCCAACACCAGAACTTACGCAAGAACACGTAGAAGCAGAACTTGATTATGAAAATTATGTAGGTGGAGTCGAAAGTTGGGGAATCCAAAGAGCATAGCCATTGTAGGTGCCGGTGTTGCTGGTATAACTACAGCGTACTTCCTAGGTAAAAAAGGTTATAAAGTAAGATTACACGATCCCAACGGTGTAGCTGAAGAATGTAGCTATGCCAATGGCGGTCAATTATCTGTATGCAATGCTGAAGTGTGGAATACATATAGTAATGTTGCTAAAGGTATCAAGTGGTTAACTCAACCTGATGCTCCACTCGCATTTAGACCTGATGTTTGGTCTTGGTCTAAAATCAAATGGGTTGCTGGTTTCATAGGTGCAACGCTTACTAACTCATATGATAGAAATACTCGTAAGACTATTGAATATAGTTTACGTTCTCGTAGGTTGATGAAGAAACTTATGAAAGATACTGGTATTGATTTCCATCATAATGATTGTGGTATATTACACATATATAAAAACCAAAAATCATGGGACAAGGCTAGAAGAACTCTTGATAGATTTAAAGATACCAAGTGGGGAAGAGTTGAAGCTAAAGGTAACTTAGCTAAAAAGTACAATATTTATTCAAAAGATATTGTAGGTGCAACTTTTACTAAAGGTGATTCAGTCGGAGACATACATACTTTTTGTAGACACTTATCATATTATATGGAAGACAATTTTGATTACAAAGTATATTGTAATAAGATAGTAATAAATAAAGAAGTAAAATACTTATCTGGCAAAAGAGATCATGCTAGAACTTTACAGGAATTAAAAGAACAATACGATGAAGTTATTATATGTGCAGGTGCTTATACGTCAGTACTTCTTCCAAGTTTGAATATATATCCAATAAAAGGTTATTCAATAACTTTTAATGGTGCAGAGGCAGAAGACGCACCATTTACTTCAATACTTGATGATGATGCTAAAATAGTTGCATCACCTTTTAATAATTTAACTTTTAGAGTTGCTGGCACTGCAGAACTTGCAGATTGGAATCACGATATAAGAGAAGATAGAATAAAACCTTTAGTAGATTGGGTACATGATAATACCTTTATGGATGCCGAAAAATATACAAGATGGGCATGCTTAAGACCTATGACACCAAATATGTTACCAATCATTAGTAAAGTACAAGGAATGTGGGTTAACAGCGGAGCTGGTCATCTCGGCTGGACAATGGGAATGGCCCTTGCAGAAAAGATAACAAAGGATATATAGTGGAATTAGAAATGTTAAATCAATTCGTAAATCAGTTAGCAATGTGTGAATTGTTATCTGCACACAGTTTAATACAACCATCACTTTCTTTTGAGTGTAAACAAATAGAAGTCTTTATACAAGAATCTTATTTTGATAATGACTATAATGCATTTATAAAATGGTGGGATGCAACAATCGTACCTATAGTTAACGAATTGCAAATGTTAGTAGAAAAAAGAACATCATGAATCCATTTGAATATGTCAATGCAATAAATTACACTAAGAAGAATATTATGATAGATGATGTTGCTGAAAAAGCATATGCTCCATATATGGTTAATAGGCAACTATCATACTTTCCAGATACAGTTTTAGCTGCAAATGAAATGAATAGATGCCATCACGTAGATAATCGTTTACAATTTGATTTTTTTATAAATATAATTAGAAAGCGTAAAAGGTTTTCAAAATGGTTTAAACCAGAACAGATAAGTGATTTGGATGCAGTTAAAATTTACTATGGCTATAGCAATGAAAAAGCCCGTCAAATAATAACTCTCCTATCCACTGAACAAATAAATGAATTAAAACGCAAGGTGGCCAAAGGTGGAAGAAAATAACATAGTAGAATGGAATCCTAACAACATGTTAGAGGTTACATTAAATGAGCCAGACGATTTCTTAAAAATAAGAGAAACATTAACAAGAATTGGAGTGGCTTCAAGGAAAGACAATAAACTATATCAATCATGTCATATTTTACATAAACAAGGAAGATATTTTATTGTGCACTTTAAAGAATTATTTTTACTTGATGGTAAAAAATCCAACTTAGAAGAAAATGATGTAGCAAGAAGAAACACCATTGCAACATTAATGAGTGATTGGGGTTTACTGACTATTGATAATAAAAGTAGTGCACAACCAGTAGCACCATTAAGACAAATTAAAATAATATCTTTTAAAGACAAAGACCAGTGGGAACTGTGTCCAAAATATAATATTGGCAACGGCATAGCAAAAACATGAAACAACAAAATTTTGATGAAGCCATAACTCTACAAGATATATATGACATCACTAAAAAAGAATGTGATAATGGTAAAGGTCACACATGGATGAGAAATTTAGAATTGATGGAATGTGCTAGTAAATGTGAAACTATTATGGAGTTAGGCATTAATCAAGGCACTTCATTAATACTTATGATGTTACAAAATCCTAAAAAAGTAATAGGAGTAGATATTGATTTAAAACACTGGAGAAGAGGTGCAGGATTCAAACCACTTGAACCTCTTGCAGTAGAGTATGCAAAAGAAAATAATATTGATTTAGAAATCATAGAAATGGATTCTACTAATACTGAATCAACTCGCGTTGCTGACATGCTTCACATTGATTCTTTACACGATCCAAACCATTTAACAAAAGAACTTTTAGTTCATGCAAATTTTATTAAAAAGTATATTGCGTTTCACGACATAAAACAAAATGACTGGGCATTGTGGAAAGTAATTGATAGGTTTATGAAAACTATGCCAGGGTGGAAACTCAAAACTAAATATGAAGAAGGAAAGTGCGGTCACGCAGTAATAGAAAGAATTTTGTAAAAAAAAAGTTTGTACAAACTATGTACATTTGAAAAAAAAGTATTATATATATTATAGGATGCCGAATAATTCGGGTCCGTACAACAACCTTGCTTAATAGGAGGATACTATGACTGGAAATTTTGTTTTCCCAAGGAACGCTTTTTTAGGTTTCGACCACATTTTCGATGCATTACAAGATATACATGTACATGCAAACGATGGATACCCACCACACAATGTAGTTAGAGACGGTGATCAAAAGTACATCATTGAGATGGCTGTTGCCGGGTTCAATAAAAAAGACATTGAGATTAAGGTGAAGGAACACATCCTTACCATCAAAGGAGATAGGGACAAACGTAGAGAAGCAGATGCATACGTTCATAAAGGAATAAGTGGACGTAAGTTTGAAAAGTCATTCAGGCTGTCGGAATATACCGAAGTAACTGGTGCCGATCTAACGGATGGAATACTAACTGTCAAACTAGAAGTAATTTTACCGGAAGAGAAGCAGCCTCGTACAATTAACATAAAATAATTTAACGAGGATTAAATGACAACAACTACAATAACTGCATATGCTTGCAGTTTCTGTGACGCAGTAGCGTTAAAATTCAAAAGTGTAATTAAAAACTGGCAGTTTGCTAGACAGATGTCTGCAAATAGAATTGTTGCTGAGCAATTAATACACTTAGGCCATCATAATCAAAAAGAGTATAATCAGATTCTACAAAAGATGAATGATAAAACTATCGATGAATATCATGGTAAGTACTAATGTGGCCGTACACTGAAGAAGAAAACGACTACCTATCAAAATAAAAAGAGGCGGGTTCTTCCCGCCTTTTTTCGTATAAATAGTTAATTATAGGAGGTCTAAATGAATATAGAACAGTTGAGAAAAGAACTTGAAGTGGATGAAGGAGTAAAGTATGAAATATATAACGACCATCTTGGCTATCCTACTTTCGGCATTGGCCATTTGGTTAGGGATTCTGACCCTGAAGCTGGAGCAGCGCTTGGAACGCCTGTCACAGAAGATAGAGTCATCGAAGCATTCAATCAAGACGTTGAAACAGTGCTTAACGACTGCACAATATTATATGGTGACTTCAATGAATTGCCGGAAGAAGCCCAACTAATTATAGCAAACATGATGTTTAATCTTGGTAGACCAAGACTTTCAAAGTTTAAAGGTATGAAAGCCGGTGTAGATTCAAGAGATTGGAATAAAGCTGCAGATGAAATGATTGATTCTGCATGGTATAGGCAAGTTCCAAACAGAGCTGAAAGGCTCGTAAAAAGAATGAGGGCTCTAGCATGAGTACACTGTCTGCAGATAATTTTACAGGACAAGCATCCACAAACACAATAAAAATTGCAGGTACTACATTTGTAGGTGCTGACAGTGATGGCGTTTTAACTATCACTGGTGAAGGAGGTTCAACTAAAACTAATGTGCAACAAGGTTTAACTAAACAGTGGACAAGTTTTAATCAAGAAACTCCAGAAGTATTTGATAGTTTTAATTTAAGTACTATGACTGATAGAACAACAGGTAAAACCCAACACAATTTTACTAGTGTTATGACTGGTCAAAAATTATATTCAGTATCTGGAATGACTTTAGATGAAGGTGAATCACAAGCAGTAATGGATGGATGTGATAATGATTATACTTCTGCATCTGTATATGAAGTTAATACTATGGACACTACAAATACAGCAAGAGATTGTGATCACGGGTACACAATGGTTTGTGGAGACTTAGCATAATGAATGATGATTTTTTTGATTTTGGTTTTACGGCTGTAGATGAAGATGAACTTGAAGCAGTACAGAAAGTAGTTAAAAAAGCTGAAGTTTCTCAAACAGAAGCTTCATCAGCTCAAGAAAGATTGGATAAATTATATAATGCAATAACACCTCTACTTAATAATCTTAAAAAGAATCCAGAAAAAGAATATATTTTATGGCCAAATAGATTAGAAAAAGTAGAACAATTTGAAGATCATATTCAAAAGATATATAAGAAATAGAGGTAATTATGAGTACGTTAAGAACAAGCAAGATCTTACCATTAGACGGCGAAAGTACTGTAGATATTCAAAGTAGTGGCTTTGTTTTACGGTGTTTTTCAACTACAAAAACTGATGTACAAACTTTAGATGGAGGTACCACTTTTCAAGCCATTGAAAATTTTAGTGTAAGTATAGATCCATTGAAGGCAAGTAATAAATTTTTGATAATAGGCCATCTACACTTTGCAACTCAAGGGTTTCTTGGTCATGTTCAATTACTGAGAAATGGAACTGCTATATGTATAGGTGATGCAGCCAGTAACAGAATAAGAGTAACTGGAACAACAGCATACGCGGCTACTGATGATAATTACTTTTGCACTGCTGTACCTCTTAATTTTTTAGATAGTCCAAACACAACTAGTACAGTTACTTATTCGTGTCAAGGTAATTTTTATACATCTGGTAATAGCTATGTCAATAGAACTCATTCAGATAGAGATACTGCTTTTTACGAAGCGCGTTATTCATCAACTATGACAGTTATGGAAATTTCTGGATGATCGGCATATTATAGGAGATTTGGCGTAATGGCAAGTATATTAAAAGTAAATCAAATACAACACACTAACGGCACCGCATCAATGACAATTGCTACAGATGGTCACTTAACTGGGCCAGGTGTCGGTAAGATGATTGCTCTAGCAAATGATACAACAGGTGGCAATGGTTCGAGTCTTGAATTTGACTTGTCAATGGACACTTCTTACTTGTATCAAAGGTTTATAATCGAAGGTGTGTATGGCGCTGCTTCAAATGATGTATACCTTCAATCAAGAAGAGCTTCTGATAATACTTATTTTACAGGTAGTGGTAGTTATGCTTGGTCGACTTTTGGATACGGTAACGCGTATTCTGGAGGAAACAGCAGTAATAGTGATACTAAAGCAAGAATAGTTTTGCATGGCACAGGTGACGCGAGTACAGAAAAATCTATGTACGTTCTTGATGTTTATGATAACCATGTAAGTGGAAAACAAACACATTTTGTCGGCACGAGAACGGGTTGGATGTCTACGCCAGGGATTACAAATGAAAAGATAGTAGTAACAGAATTAGCAACTACTACTACAAATAGATTTAAAATTTATTTAAGTGGCGGTGGTACGATATATTATGATGGGTACGTACACTATGGAATTAAAAGAAGTTAAAGGAGAAAAAAATGCCAAGATTTAAGATGGTGAATGGTGAAAGCATTCAGCTTACAGAAGAAGAAGAAACTGCCAGAGATGCTGAAGAGAAAGAATGGGCTGATGGTGCACCTGCACGTAGAATGGTAGAACTAAGAAGGCAACGTAATCTTCTTTTAGTTGAAACAGATTGGTACGGAATGTCTGATGTCGCTATGGATTCAGATATGACTGTGTACAGACAAGCTCTAAGAGACATTACTAAAACTACACCAGTCGACGATGAATTAAGCAATATTACATGGCCAACTAAACCAAGCTAAAAAGTCCTTTACTTTTACTAAAAAATGTGGTATAATAACTATAATGGTAAAATTTAAAACATATTTACAAGAAGCAGCAGGTAAAGGCCTGACAATGTTTGATGTTGATGAAACCATGTTTATAACTAAAGCGAAAGTAAAAGTAGTAAAAGACGGTAAAGTCATTAAGAAATTAGATAACCAACAGTTTAATACTTATAAGAAAAAACCCGGTGAAGAATTCGATTTTGGTGAATTTAAAGATGCCAAAGTATTCAACAGAACATCAACACCGATCGCACGAATGATTAATAAAGTTAAGGTAATACTTAAAAATGCCACAAAAGCAGGATCAAAAGTTATTATAGTAACTGCAAGACCTAACTTTGATAATAAGAAATTATTTCTAGATACATTTAGAAATCAAGGAATCGACATAGATAAAATCTATGTTGAACGTGCTGGTAACCTCGGCGGTGGACCAGCAGCAGAAAATAAGAAAGTTATTTTTCGAAAGTACTTAGATCAAAAGATATATAAAAGAATAAGACTATTTGATGATGCTAAGTCAAACTTAAAAGCTTTCTTATCGCTAAAGAAAGATTATCCTGGCGTAACCTTTGAAGCTTTCTTAGCAAAACCAAATGGCTCTGTTTCTAGAGTAAGATAAAAGGAGTAAAAATGAAATTCTTAAAGCACTTGACAGTGCTGACACTGTCACTTTTATTCTGTTTTTCAGCTTTTGCAGATAAACTAAAAGTTGGATTCGTATACATAGGACCAGTCGGTGATCATGGCTGGACTTATATGCATGAGCAAGGTAGATTAGCCGTAAAGAAAGAATTTGGAGACAAGGTTGAAACAACCTTTGTTGAAAATGTAAAGTACGGTCCTCAAGCAGAAACTGTCATAAGGGCTATGGCTAAAAATGGAATGGACATTATTTTCGCAACATCGTTTGGTTATATGGAACCAATGTTAAAAGTTGCTAAAGAGTTTCCAAATGTTAAGTTTGAGCATGCAACTGGATATAAGACGCACGATAATATGTCAGTATACTCATCTAAGTTCTATCAAGGTAGATATATTCAAGGTGTAATAGCAGGTCATATGAGTAAAAAAGGTAAGGCCGGTTATATTGCATCATTTCCAATTCCAGAAGTTATAAGAGGAATTAATGCATTTTACTTAGGTGCTACATCAGTAAATCCAAAATTTGACATTGATGTTGTATGGGTAAATACTTGGTATGATCCAGTAAAAGAAGGTGATGCCGCAAAAGTGTTAATAAGTGAAGGTGCTGACATTATTACTCAACATACAGATAGTCCTGCTGCTTTACAAATTGCAGAAAAAGCTGGTGTATACGCTTTTGGTCAAGCAAGTGACATGATTAGATTTGCTCCAAAAACTCAACTTACAGCAATCATTGACGACTGGGCTCCATATTATGTAGCAAGAGTTAAAGCTGTTATGGATGGAACTTGGAAGAAATCAGATACATGGGGTGATATGAAGAGTGGCATGGTTAAAATGGCACCATATACTAATATGTCACCAAGTATTGCAGCGTTAGCAGCTCAACTTGAAGGTAATATAAAAAATGGTACATTTGATCCATTTGGTGGAAAATATACTACCGGTGAATTACTTGGTATGAATAAATATGTTAAAGGGATAGATGCACCATTACCTAAATG